CGCCCAAACAAACGCCCTGTAAACGCAGATCTAAAAGAATCAGGCGACTTAGAGCAAGACGCAGACATCATCATGTTTATTTATCGCGATGAAGTCTACAACAAGGATTCTAAAGAAGCAGGTACAGCAGAAATCATCATAGGTAAGGCTCGTAACGGCTCAATTGGCACAGTTCGATTAGCTACAGACTTGTCACGCGCAACTTTCGCTGACTTAAGCCCTGAGTATTACCAGTCTATGGAAGAGAGAGGTGCAGCGTGAAAGCAATAAAACGAGTTAAAGCATTCCAAAACATTTTTGACATTTTGTTATTCGCTACACATGCAACACAACCTTTCACGATGAAGGATTTGCATGACTATGTGCTAGATGCGCCCAACAACACTATCCAGTGCTATGTACAGGAATTAATTAAAAGCGGTTATTTGGAAAAGGACTCATACGCAACTTACAAGGCAACTCAATACGCAAAAGACATCCTGAATGTTAAAGGGGAGCTGAAAGCATGATCGAATTTGTAGATTACACCTCAATGATGAAGCTGCGTAGAACTTATAACCTCGGTACTCGCAACAAAGAAACAAGAGCAGCAGCAAACCTCTACGAGAAATTAAGAAAGCTAAAAATGCTAGACCAACTCAAGGAAGAAAGCATTACTAAACATGACTCAGTTAATCAGGAAAGATGTGACGGAGAATAACAATGAAACCAGAACAGTTTATTCGTGAGTACGGGGTGGAGAAGGCGAGAGAGGTTGTTGAAGGCATCCCAAGCAAATATATGGAGTGTTACTACTCAACATTATGCTACTGCACCAAAGCAAAAAAGTATTCAGATCGTTTTAATCCAAGAATTGAACTTGTGAACATGGCGGATCTCAAACGCTTGGTGGAGTCGATTGATCTGATCAAGTGGCATGGTGGCACTAAGTTTGCCAAAGACTACCTAGCGCGGAATAAAGCAAAGCATCCAAATGTAAGCGGCTGGGATGAATTGGAGCAGGCAATCAAAGACCACGAATCAATATACGGAGGCGGGGATGATCTATAAGCACAATAAAACAGGGAATCTATATTGCCTTATTACTACTGCAAACAAGTGTGATAACGAGAAGTTTCCAAAGATGGTTGTCTATCAAAGTTTGGCTGACGGGAATATTTACGCAAGACCTTACAAAGACTTTTTCAATGCGTTTTCAGTTCAAGGAGCCAGCCATGAGTGAGTTTAAAGAATGCACTGCCTGTAATGGACGTGGTGAGGTTGGAAATGTTCTGGATGTCGATATTTGTCAATTCTGCAAAGGATCAGGTGTAGAACTCGAAACCCTAGACCACGAAGAAAATCACATTTCGCCGAATTGCAAACTAATTGGAGAATAAAGAATGACAACTATGTTTATCGATACAAATGGTGAAATGAGCTTTGTATATAACGAGCGCCTTAAGTTCATCATGCATTACTTAAAACAGGGCGCCGATGATTCTCTAGTTGAAATGAAGGATGGTCGATTTGTACGTGAAGATAGTGAGCTTTCTTTCACTGAAATTTGGCTTCCAGCAGCAGAACATCAACAAAGAAAGATTGATGAACAGCAAGCGAAAGTGGAGGAGCTGCAAAATCAATTCGATCAGCATGATAAGTGGCTTCTCGAGCGAAACAGAGATTGCAATGAACTGTACAACATCAATGTAAAGCATGCAGCAGAAAAGGCAGAGCTGCAAAAGCGGGTGGATCAACAGGGACTAATCATTGCAAAAGCTATGTCTATTGCATCAGACCTTCAAAAGAGCTGGTCAATGTTTAAGATTGGCAAGAAGTTAGAGCAAGCGCTCAAGGGGGGAGGACAATGAAGCTAAGAACAATCCCGCAAGAGTATGAATCAATACAGTTTGAAGGAATCACAGAGGAACTAGAAGATTTCCTAAAAGGTACTGATTCAAAGGTGTATATGCAAGGTGAGTGCTTTGTATTGTCTGGGGTTATCGGGAATCATGGCATTGATATAGGAGATTATTTGTATAAAACAGATTCACCATTAACCCTTGTTCATGTCGCACATAACGATAAATCTTTTAGCAAATACTTTGAGGTGCTGCCATGACCACATTCAAAGAGGCTCAAAGGGTCCAGTCACAAAAGGCAGCTCGTTCAAAGCGATTTAATCGAGTGCTTACAGAAGATCAAGAACAGATGACGCTCATGAGTTGGGCGCATCGTGTGAAGTATGGTTCAGGTCGTTTGAGTGATTACTTATTCCATATTCCTAATGGTGGCTCAAGAAACATAATTGAAGCTGCAAAGTTCAAGAAGTTAGGCGTAAAGGCTGGTGTTCCAGACCTTCAGCTAATTGTTCCAAATGGTGAGATACACGGGCTTTGGATTGAATTGAAGTCAAAGAAAGGGAAGTTACAACCAAGTCAAAGGCTCATGATTCAACGCTTAGAAGAACAAGGTTACATGTGCAAAGTCTGCTTCGGTGCAGATGAAGCCATAGATGAAATTAAAAAGTATTTGATGATTTGAGGTGGCGTGATGGAACTAAAGGATGACAAAGGCTTGCAGTACATTCTCTTCGGATTGCTGCTAATCGTAATCGGTTCAATCGGCAAGTTGGTAAGTATTTGGATGTAAGGGGATAGAGATGGACTACAACAAGGCTGTCGTAATTATCTTTTCGGTACTTATGGTGGCAATAGTTTTGATGACAGTATTTGGTAAGTAGGTGACGGTATGAATGCGGCAGTAGTAACGGATAAATTATCAAATCTTGAATGGGTTGGTCAGCAAATGAGAGCTAAGACAGCAAGCTATGAAACGTCTACTGCATCGACAGGAGAGAAAGCGCCTACTTGGGAAGAACGTTGCGGGGCTATAGCTTCAATTGAAGATGAGGCAACTAAGGCATATTGCGAGATGTTAGTGTGGGGTGATTCAAGAGACACGACACAGGCATTTAAGACGCTTGTTGAGCATATTGGTGAGATATTACATGAAGCAGCATGCAAAGAGCGCCAGCGACATCACTTTGATTTGAAGCTGTTCTGCATGAAGGTGGCTCGAATGCAGGTATTTTTTAAGATGCGTCCAGTCATTAAAGAAGATCGAACTTTACAGGGCCAATTGAAGTTCTGCGGAATTGATGAAATCAAAGCAGATACATACAGCAAGAACTATGCTTATCTCGGTGCAATGGTAGATATTATTCTGAAAGACATGGAAGATGAAATTGATTTCTATGTGGGGCTATACCGTAAAAAGCTAAACAATTGACAGCTAAACGGATTTAAGGTAATGTTTTTCTATACTGGTCGTATTACGGATTTCCGAAGACCAACACATCAAAGCTCACTTAATCGTGGGCTTTTTTGTTGTCTATAAAAAGACAATTACCCTGCTGGAGTGCTGACCAGTGGAACATGCCTTCGAGTAAACCTCCTTCGGGAATTCAGACTAGGGAGTAGCGCCCCGACCTAAAGAGGATTGAAAGCAAGTAAAGCAGACCGTGCATGTTAGGTGTGTGTGATTGTGAGTAGCGGTAGATCAGTTGCCGAGCTGGTCAATATCGTAATCTAAGGCAAGGGTGTGGCAATTCGCCATGCCCTTTTTTAATGCGTCATTAGCTCAACTGGTAGAGCATCGGTCTCCAAAATCGGTGGTGTGGGTTCGAGTCCTACATGGCGTGCCAATGGGTCTTAAGCTTAAGTGGTATAAGCGTCCCGCTCATAACGGGGAGATAATCAGT